TGTTATTGTTCTCCGCTTACACCACGCATCGGACATGATCTCCCAGGCCAATTTTAAGGCTGTGGATGGCTCAAGCGCGATGGAGGCTTGAACGGTTGTCGTGCCTGTTCCAATATAATATTTCTTAAGTGCCCGCTGTAAACCCGATTGCCAGGAATTCGCCGAATCCTGATAAATGCAAACAACTTCGCGTGGCAAATCCGCACCAGAGGAAAGCATACGCGTGGCTCAAGGCGGGCGATCATCGGCGGATTGGTAGGAACCCATATCCTTTTCGTAAACGGAATAATCAGGCGACCGGGACCGTCTGCGATAAGTTAATGTTCCGTTAACATCCGCGCCACTAAAGAGGTAAAAGTCCTGAAGCAAATTTATTGCTTCCCGACCAGTTTGCGCGGAGGCAATGGCAAATCCCGTTACCGTAGCGGGTGTCCAATCCGTGCTTAGCGCCGCCGCGTTATTAACGCTCGAAGGAACCCCATTATACGTAAGTATATCGGAAACAATATCTGCTACGGTAACCGTGCTTTCTGTCGAGATAACAAATTCAAATGACGGGAAGTGGTTACCTAATGTCGCAAGTTGCAACTTGGAAAAGACAACATAAGCCCTACCCCGATACGCGGGGCAATCCGAATTTGCGGCGGACAGAACAGAATCCGCTTCTTGATCCTCCGACCCAAGATAAATCGAGACGCTATCCATGATAGAGTATGGAGTATCATCATCGATATTATATATAAGCTTCTTATCAGCGTATATCTGATGTACCTTCGCTATCGGACCCTTGCTAATAAGAATGGCGGTATTGACATAATAGGAATACGTAGTCGTCTTGACTTTGTTGAACTTGCTACCAGAAGTAGTTGTGGTCTCTACTTCCACCAATCCAGAAGAGTATATCGGGGTTCCCGTTACCCGGACTTTTCCCCTAACACGCTTTATGGCTTCCCCCGGAGAACCCCCCGTTATCTGATTCAGGTCGGATAAACGAGGCCCATAGACATGCTTAGTCGTCCCAAACAGTGCCTGGTCAATAATACCGCCGACCAGGGAGCCGACAATACCTCCGAGCGGCCCGCCAAAGATCGACCCAACCGCGCCTAGGACGAAGCTAGCCACGTATTTTAACCCCCCAATGAAATGCGCCGCAGATACGAGCTTTCCAAAACGGATCAAACCGGGTTCTCATGACGCAATTTAACTCGGTCCTTGTCGTTCCGGGGGCGTACTCCACCGCATGGATAAAGGAACCGTCCTCCATGAAAACACCCGTGTGTTGGGGTTTTTTCGAGACGGAGGATATCCAAAAAACAATAACATCCCCCCGCATCAATTGCCCATCCAGAGCAGCGAACGAATCCCCCCTGCATTCATCCAAGGATTCCCGAAGCCCGGCCAAGAGGACAGTCGAATTTGGCATTCTATCATATTCTATTGAATCCGGATATGTGACCCCGAGTGACCGCGCGGCACAAATAAGTATCCCAACACAATCAAGCCCAACACCGGGAACACGGCCCCTATGATGGAAGGGCGTCCCGAGATACGTCTCGACAACATCCGCGATCCTGGTCTGATGAACGGGTAATAGGAGCATGGTAACACCTACTTCGTAGCATAATACGCGGTTGCATCCGACCCAGGAAGATAAGGCGCCCCGCCAAAATTAAGAATGTTACCGAAGGACTTACATCCTCTTGACGTAACGGACCCTTGAGAATAATAAGTTATTACAACCGTGTTCCCTATATCCCCCGAATAAAAGAATATCCGAGCGCCGTCCGAGACATACTGATTTTCCCCAAGATCATCAGTATTGTCAATCCGGGTCATTGTTACACTTCCATTTGTTACACTAACCAGCCCGGCATACGTGGAATCATTTATTATGATGGTGTATAAGGCGACTTCGGCTTGCGTTTCTCCTAAGGGGTAAACATTCGTCGCTTCTGTTGGGATCACGGATGTCTGAGTAAGCGTTCCGTTGTTGTCGCCGAGATAATGGTTACAACCCGCTGTGATATCGAAGATATCCCCGACCGCGATATCATAAGGGACTGAATTAATTAACTGAATTGCATTCCCGTCCGAATGGGATAGTATTTCGATCTTAACATTTTCATTGGAACCAGACAAGAAATGAATCTGGCCGTAGGTAAAATAACCCGTATTAAAGGTAAGGCTTATAACGAAATTTCTACGGTCCGTGACTGAAGTAACCGTCCCGCGAAAAGACACGCCGGATAAATTGACACCGCAATTCGAATCACCCAGTCTATAACGACACGTATAGCTCGTCGTCGCAACGGAAGGCTGTTGCAGCAAATCCGACCAAGACCGGAACTCGGCAATGAAATTCGTGACCTTGTCTGTGATATTTCCAATCATACCCGACTGGATTACCATTGTTCCCAGGCTCAAATCATCCCAGAAAACAACGAATACCTTTATCTCGGCGCTATCGAATTTTCCGGATAGCACATCGTCCGATGTCATGGAGTCATCGGAAAAAGTGCAAATAGCATCAAAGGTTTGAACCGAAGAGGTGTCCGTCCCGTCGATCGCGCCCGGCTAAACCACGGCCGGAAGATATACCTCGCTATCAACGGTCAGTGATTGATCGTGGCCGGTAAAACGATAGATTGTTCCATCAGTGCACTCCACCCGGACGCACCAAGCGATAGCTAAATCCGCCGTTTGAAGGCGCGCGATGAATTCATCCGAAACCCCGTTTATGGACATGCTTACTCCCAATCATTCGGGCGAAGCTCAACCAAGGTCGCCGGGAAAGACCCACTATTAAATCCGTCATAAGTATTCTGATAGAGACCATTTGACATATCAAACCGAACGGGGACATGGAACTTGTATCCCGCGTAAATTAGCACCCCACTGGCCGGTGCCGTGGTGAAAGTTATCTTCCCCGTTGCAGTATCAACTGACCATCCTGAAGTCGTCGCCACCCCGTCCAAACTAACAAGAACGGTCCCGGAGATGGGCTTGTAAATTGGTCGGTAGAACGTGTACCCACAATATGTATAGGCTTTTTGGAGCTGAAAAACCAAGGTAGATGCATCACCCGTTCCGATGTATTGATCCGTCGCAGATATATCGGCAATAACTTGGCCAGAGATAGCGGAACTTGTATGATCCTGCGGGTCCTTAAAGCGGAATCCGTATTGAGACCCTCTTGCAATAAGATAAACCGTTGTTACGACTTGCAATTGTTCCAGGATTTGAACGGAATTAGTCAGGTCGTATTGATACAACGGATATGTCCAACGTGACACCCGTTGCTCCTCCGCTGAACCCGCCGCCGATATATCTACCGCAAATCTCGGTCCCCCCTTCGCCCCGATGCTAACAGGCTCCGGAAAGATCAAATTTTCCTTGAAGGCCATGATCGTGCTACTCATTATATCGGAAAACGGATCAACGTAGTCTACATCAGTTTTTCCATTTATCCAATACCCAACCGCATAAGACGGGCAATCTTCCCACAAATCCAAACGCCCTGGGAAACCATTCGGAAAAGGTCTAACATCATGACCGACCACGGCCGAAAATGTTAAATCCACCAACGAGACATCGTCAACGGATTCATTATTGCCGGACATGTATTCATAGAATGTTTTAAGTACGAGTTTCTGTAACTCTCTATCCTGTTTTGGATAATAATAAGTATCCCCTAGATACTTCCAAGTTGACCATGGGGCTGTTCCAGTATATCCCTTGCGCCTTTTCGCATACCAATAGGACATATTATCGCCCATGCATGCGACAGACCATTTCCCAAAGGCCTTTATTGGAATTTGAATATCATCATACGAATAATTGGAGAAGTATCCGCCTTCTGGAATCATCAGTTGGCACCCGGAAAATGGATACCCGCCGCTTACATAAACATCACCAAATTCCGTCATAACTGCCACAGCGGGGCCAGTAACGGAAACAGAGATATCCGTTGCCTTTACCCCCCGTGGTAGCACCCATTCATATGCCGTATTAGCCGTGTAATCGCCATCAGCCAGACCATAGCCGTTGTTACCAGACAAGGTAACGTCGGTTGTAAATATGGTATACACCTTTCCCTCGGAGGACAATAGAATGACGGCGACGATATCATTAGTACTCTTACACAAGAAGCGTCCTTTTACATAAGTATGCTCACTATTTGTCAAGGAATCGGTAAGATACCATCTGGGGCCTACCGTCCCGCATATTGCAATAAAAGCACCCGCATATATTCTCCCGAACGCAATAGAGTCTGACATTTGCCCCATCGGGTTCGGTATAATAGAAGATCCATATCCAGCATATGGTGTTGGATTAGGCGCTACCAGATACCCTGACGCCCCAATAACCGCAGTTCCCTGCGATCCGGAACGAGTGAGATTGATAAGCCTTGGGGCATTATTAGCGCCTAAGCCCGAAGCATAAGTCGCACCAAGCCTATCAAAATAATTGGTCGTGAAATCCACATAAATAAGCTCGCCGTCCGAGGAAAGCGCCCAGCCACCCGTCGCACCCGACGCTTCCCCGAAATGGAGCGCCGTGATCGTTGTGGAGCTTTTATAACGAAGCCAGCCAGTTGCCCAAAGCAGTTCGGAATCCTTCGAATACGAGGCGACAGATATGTAGTAGACCCAGTCTGATGGCTGCACCCATTTCTTAAGAAGAAATGGAGAGCTGGTCGTGTAATTAGCGCCACGAAGATACAGTTCACCAGAAGAATTCAACGCCGCGATACCATAGGTATTCAGCGCGGCGGAAACCCAATCAGTGCTATCACTTAATTTCATTAGGTTTGTTACGTATTCAGTAGTATCGTACACCTTATAAGTATAACCGGTTAATGTTCCCTGTTTCTTAACATTACAATACAATCGATAATAGTCGCCATTATACCCACACCCATAGAGCACTCCCCCATCCGTTATTAGGAGAACGCCATAGGATTCGATGAAAATAGAACTCGCATCAAGTTGTGGGTCGCACTTTGTCAACGCGCCCCAAGGCACGGATAGCACCGTCCCAGGAGACGTTCGAACGGTATCATAGCCCGTCGCATACAGCATGGATGAATGCGACGAATCTTCGGCAATGTTATGCTGATACCATACGCTCGGATCGTTCGATGCCTTGTCGTTCGATGGGCACCCATATTCCAGAAATATGATCGGCTTCGTCGAAGGAACCCACTTGGTCGGGGAACCCTGCGCGGTTACAGCACCACTTGAATCCCGGTATGTGGCATAATGATAACTCTTCCACCAAGTCCTGAACCTCTTCCCCGCGTAAAGCAAATGCGTGGCTTCATAGGGAAGTCTCGTCTGAGACAGTCTACGCGCTTCCGGTTTTGAGATATACGAAGACGCGTCATTTGGGTCATATGTAATTGTTCTCAGGCTTTGACCATACCAATAATTGAAATACTCGCCCCCCTCTATCCCCGCAGCAAGATAGGATTGTGTCTTTAACTCCGGTGTTCCAGTTAACCCAAAGCCAATTGTAGATGGGTCTGTAACCGGCCAAGTGGTCGGAACTGCCGTCGTCCAATTCGTATAATCCAACCCGCCGGTACCCGTGGTCCAATCCGAATAGGGGAACCACCAATTGATCGAAACATAATCAATATTATCAGACATATACAATTCATCTAGAACAGGGAATACGCCATCCACGTTATCGTATTGGCTACCCATGTATGTATGGCAATCGACGGAATAAGTTATCAAATTCTTCTTAGTACTCGTATTCTTAGTATAACCCGCCGCATCGAAAATAGAACGCACATCGGACGCAAGCGTTATCATCCCGGAAATCCAGGGCGAATCCCATGTTACTACGCTGCTAGACGTGGTTCCCGCATCCGACCAAGACGTTCCACGTAGTTTATCTAAACCAGATAGCCCGGTCCCGACAACGAAAAGATCCACCCCGCCCATTAGGACGGCAAGATGCGCATAATGAAGGACCCAACGGCGATAGGTAAAATCCAGGACACTTCCGGAATAAGTTACCGTTGAGTTTTCGGAGTCCAACGTGAAATCAGATGTCGCCGCAGAACCAAGAAAAGACGACACCGAGGAATTCATATCGCCAAAGATATCTCCCGACGCGGTGAAATCCGTATCGGGAAGCCCAAATTCCTCTCGTCTAGGGTAGCCAGAATAATCAATGTTTATTTGAGGACTTAGGACAATTCGATACCCAAGTTCCTTCAGATAGGCTACGCAACGAACAAGTGACCCGTCCGACGGAGTTCCTCCGAAGACCTTCCGGTAAATCGTCCCTGGTCTATCTGTCAGTGTCGGGAGGCCCGTGGTACAAGGCGTAAGACCGCTGACAACCCATTCATAGGGAGAAAACCCCCCCATTGGGGCGTAGGCAGAAGTAGCATAAATCTTCGCACTAGTGACATCAGACGTATCGACAAACAAGGCTATTGGGATAACTATCGTATCAACATTCGGAAATTCTTCCTTCAATAAGCTAATTGTCTTTATTACATCGGAAGTCGTCCCATCATAAAGCTCTAATGTATCGTCATTCTTCAACGTTCTGTAGGTCATATTGACCCAAGAAGTTGCATCAATCGGCTTTACCCAAGTATCGGACGCATCCTTGTAGGGCTTGTACCCCTTGGCCAGGATTGGGTCGTATGCGAATTCGCCCCACCCTGGCAAAAGATGAACCGCATGAACATAGGCATTCTCGGTCACGATTAACTCCGCCGCTTGGACGCCGACGACATTGCGGCATAAGCCATGGACGCAACTTGTGCCTGGGACTTACGGAAGCTCTCGACCGAGGTTCCAACAGGGAAATGCTGATGAACCTGAATAGTCGTAACGCCGTTTGCCCCGGAATTGGAATTCTTATCGGAATCCCCGGAACGATAGGCTATTGTCGCTGGGACAATCTGACCAGTCGAACCCGAATCCGAAACAAGACCACCATCAGCATAACCCAAAACCCGATTTGTGTTAATCGCGTCTAGTAGCTTTCTATTTTTCGCGGTGCTATTGGCGTTAACGATATATTCACCATTGGACACAAAAGCGAGGTTCGAGTCACTCGTTCCCGATCCCGAGCCGTTTATATACCCGCCCGTGGCGAAAACGAATAGCGACAGAATGCTATCGAATATACCACCGGAACTGCTACTGGAACTACTACTTGAGCTAAAGAGATCGCTTATGCTAGAACCAAGGTCACTCGCCGTCCCGGAATCCACCACGGAAACATACATCGGGTTCAGCGCGGACCCACCCAGAATAGATGTCCCGGACGTTCCCGTGGAACCGGACCCAAGGCCAAGCCACGAAATCACGGTCCCAAAAATCCCACTCGTGGAACCCGAAGATTCCTTACCAGAAGCCGTTGAAAGAAGACTACTAACAGAACCCGTTCCAGAGCCAACAACAGAAACATACAAAGGATTCGTCGCGGCGGAACCTCGCGCCGTGGTATTATTCTTGGAAGATGTTCCAAGAAGCTTCGACAACCCGCCAACATCATCACCAAGAATACTAGACAACCCTTCGCCCAACAGGGAACTTATACTGCTAGAAATTTCCTTCGACGAAACGCTAAGACCAAGTGACTTTATATTCTCCCACCATTTCCCATTGGACAGCGAATTCGAAACAACATCCCCAATCCCGTTAAGCCAGCCACTCGTCACTTCCGCCCCAATCTGACCGGCGGACTTCGTGGTCGAGATAAATTTCCGCATTGCGGATTCAACACCATCCGCCCAATCTTCGGATTTTTCGAGCATCTCCGCCCAAACGCCATTCTGAGCCTTGTTAAATTCTCTCAAAGAAATCAATCCCTTATCGTAGAGCTTCGAGAGCGCCTCAAGCTCCGCCTGCTCCTCCCCTCTATTGCCCTTCAATTTCTGCAAAACACTCATTTCCGCCTGTTCCTCGGCCTTCGCCTTAGCCCGCGCGGCTGTCATATCCTCTAGCGACTTCTCCGTGGCCCTTGCGGCTTCAGTATCCGCCGCCGTACCGCCGACATTGGCCGCATAAGACTCGGACAAGGAACGCGCAGCCGCCTGCCCCGCCATGGAAGACGCCGACATACCACCTTGCATAACCTTCAGCTGAGCAGCCCTTGCCGCCTGTTCATTTGCGATCGTACGACGGAGCGCCTCCAATTGAACAACAAGATTTTCTTGAACCGTGAAAGAAAGATTCTGTTTAGCATCGGACATACGAACAGCTTGCTGAGACTTAAGCGCCTGAACAAGGCCGTTATCATTCGCGGCCTGTGCCTTGGAGATGGCCTCTTGGAAAGACTGAACGACTTGACCAAGGGCTTGCTGCTCCCGCAAGGCTCCAGGGGACACGCCAGCGGCGGTTACCTCCACTTGGCGCAAGCCCGCGCCCGCCGCCCACTGCGCGTGGGCAAGACCCTGAGCAGCCAGAAAATCCGTGGCGGACTTACGAAGATCCTCTAGCTTTCCCGATAGAACAACCGACGCATCCGCTCCGGAAAGCAGCGCCTCGTTCATTGCGGACAACCGCGCCCGAAGACTTTCCGCAGGGGATAAGCCTGTCTCATACGCCTTCGCGACCGCGAGATTAACATCCGAAGACTTCTTGGCACTGTCCAATTGCCCGGCCACGGAAGCCGTCGCCTGAATCCTGGCCAAGGTTAGGGTATTCTCTTTTTCCGCCAATGCGGTTTCATTCCCTTTCCCCGCTTCCCGCGCTCGAATCAGATCAAGCTCCGCCTGCGCCGCCGTCTTCGCGAATCCAAATTGGCTCTCGACGCCAACGGATTGCTCCGTCTTCTCCCTCAACCGCCGCGCCGCGAGTTGATCATCCTCCGCTATCGAACGCTGGTTTCTTTCCGTCAAAACCTCCGACGCACCCCGCTTTATGGCCTCGCCGGAAACACCGGAGAGCGTTCCTTCCTGCCGGAGAACGGCCTGGCCGAAAGCCGCCAAAACAGAAGGGTCCTTCAAATTAAGCGGCTCGGACGCACTCGTCTTAAGCTCCGCCGAGATTTCACTAATCATCTTACCCGTGTTATTCTCCGACGGAGGAGACAACATCGTAACAAGATCAGTAATAGACGTTACACCACGGTCAAACTTGGACAATGTATTAATGAACCCCGCCCGAAGTCCCTCATCCATGCTTCCAAAAGACGTAAAACCTCTCTCTTGGCCGGTCGATCCGTTCCAACCTATACCAGCTTCACGTATATCCCACGGATTATTAATCCGGACACCAAGAGGTTGAACGGGCATACTGGGAATGGGCGGGCCAATAACCTCCGGAACTGCGCCTACAGTGGCCGTGGTAACAGGGGTTCCGATCGCGCCGGATGCACGAAGCCTAGCCATTAGCGCGTCAGATTCAGATGCCCGCGCGGGGGTTCCTATCGCTCCGGACGCCCGCAGGGAACGATCAATGGTTCCGCGATCTGCGGAAATACCTTCCTTTAGTAGCTTAACGAGGTCTTGTAATCCGCTCGCAAGCCCCTTCAGTGAAGATTGGACAAGATCACTCTTCGCCGCAACATCGAGCAAATCGTTCCAACTATTTGACAAGGATTTAAAAGCCTCTGTCAAAGGACCTTTTGAGACATCGACAGCCTTTTGCATCTGCGCCTGCAGAAGTGACAGCGCCGTCTGCCAGGCTTTAGACGATTCCCCTGCCCGAATTAACCCACGGATATAAGCTTCTTGGTCAACTGACAAGAACCTGTATTGATTGTTAAGTTTCTCCAATCCAGCGGAACCTTGTGGGAGCGCATCAGTAAGCTCCTTCAACGCTGTCGCAAAATCTTTTCCAGTCGCCGTCGCCAACGGAGACGCGACTTGCGCGGCCTGCAATCTGGCCGACAAGGACACATTGGGAACGGCTCCGAGAGACGTTACCCCCGCATAAACATCCGATCGACTAAAGGTACCCGTTTCCGCGATCTTCCTAGCGGTATCTTCCGCCCGTGTCGACGAAAAATTTCCTCCATAAGCTTCAGACGCGGCGGCAAAAGCCTTCGCCCTCTTCTCCAATTCGTATACACGGGAAGCAACAAGATACAAAGGAACGGCCAAAGCAGCCAACGCCCCCGCCGTTAAAAGAATCCGACCAATGGGGATTTCCATCATCTGGAAGGCTTGAATGACCTGCCCACCTTGCTGCGCCAATATTTGCGTTGGGTTTTGCCCCATGGCAAACCCACTTACAATATCATTTGCCTGATACGAAAGATTCTGCATGGCGTATGCCCGCATTTTACTCGTCCCTGTAATCTCCATATCTTGGACGACGCGCATACGTTGTTGAACATTCTGCAAAGTTCGCTCGTAAACCTGCTGCTGCGCTCCGCCTTTCGAGACTTCAGAAGTTAGTAAGGCTTCCGCTTCCCGGAGTTTCGTTATTTCCGCATGTAAAGGGTTGTAGGCAGAAACCAAGCCACGAAGCGATTGTTCCTCCGCCGCGCGAGCACGGGCCTTTGCTTCGGCGGCCCTAATGGGAGCGCGCAACTCTTCTTCCCACATCGCGCGTTCCATTTCAAGCGTGGCCTGAATACTCCGGGACTGCGCGGATACACGCTCCGAGAACGCGGCTTCCGCCGCT